ACTGGACCTACGCATTTTAATCCTCTGGCTGATATTTGTCGGTGAATTTCTGATATTGCCGCGTGTTCGTTTGTGGCGTATAGTCTGCCGGGGAATATAAACATTAGAACATTCCTCCCTGACTAATATTTTTTTCTTCTTCTGCCCGGCGCAAGTTTTTAACTGCTTGATTATAATATGATTCTTTTAGTTCAATTCCTATACCACGTCTACCCATTTTTATAGCCTGATATAATTCTGAACCAATCCCTAAAAATGGTGTAAATACAATATCGTTTGGATTACTCCATAATTGAATAGCTCTTTCGATAACTTGTAATTGTAGTGGTGCAATGTGCCGTTCGTCTGCATTTTCTCTTGCTGATGTTTTTTGCAAGGTATCTGATGGATTTATATCCATCCATACCGGACTCGCGTACCGTTGCCAAGTATCAATACTGAATCTAGTTTTTTCGTTATCGGACATATTGTCAATAAACTTTGACCGTTTAATCATCGACTGTTCATCCCCGGCATAAGCATCAAATTCACCTGCTACTGGTGCGGGATTATCACCGTCTTTGCGAAATGTTAGCAAGTAATCAGGTACACCTTGACGGCTACGGCATGAATCTTTTTTGACTTGCTTATGAAGTAATCCTAACGCTTTTGTTCGTTGCATGGCAACAACAGGGTCTTTCCATATCGTTACATTTGAGTGAAAAGTAAAACCAGCACGTTCAAATATTCGGATTAATACACCGCGAAAATCTCTTAATCCAATAACTCCATCACGTTGCTTGGATTTTGGCAAGTCCATGCAGTGTACGGACATATTTCTTCCCGACATGGTTACACGATATAATTCGTTAGCTAAAAATCTAAAGTGTCTTTGGAATTGTGAATTGCTAGTGCTATTCCCAAGATCGCGAACACTGTTTGAATAACAGTAAAGCGAAGAAAACGGCGGAGAATACACAGAAAAGTGTATAGAGTTATCTGGAATTCCTTTAATTATTTCGCAACTATCTCCACGATAAACGCTAAATTTATCTCCAATACATTGATCATTTACTGTTATATCCATGACGGTAAAATCATCCTCTCTTTTGGATTATATTCAATCGTTTCTTTTTCAGTCCCGCGAATATTTTTTCTTGTGATTTCCTGCGTAGCAGCTATCATACCTGATAACATTACTTCAAAATCCCGCTCCTTGCGCTCAATATTGGCGACTACGGCCCCTTCTGTTTCTGCCGTAAAAACATACACATCGACAGGATTAACTTGTCCGAACCGCCAACTGCGGCGTACTGCTTGATAAAATTGTTCAAATGAATCTGACAACCCAACAAAAGCCATTTTACTGCAATGCTGCCAGTTCATGCCGTAACCAAAAACAACAGGTTTACTGACAAGAATAGGAACTTCCCCTTTCCTCCAAAGTTCTTCTAATTTTATTTTTTCATCTGGAGGAGTGCTCCCTTGAATTGATACACAATTTTTACCAAATAGTTTTTTTAAAGCATCTTGTTCACTATTAAGATTGCACCAAATTAGCCACGGTTCGTCTGACATATTTACAATATCAGCGCAAGCCTTAACTCGATCATCAATACTATCCCTTCGCGCTGCTTGTCGTTCTTGCAATGTTTGCGCTTCTACAGCAAATAATGATTCTGTAGGTGCTGCTACTTTTACCGTGATCTGGTGTATTCTAAGCGGTGGTAAATTATATCTATCGTCTTCGTATCCTAAGTCTGACGGTTTTGTAAGCATAACTGCCCAACTTGCTACCCACTGCCAGTAATCTTTTACTGCGTGGCCTTTTAGTCTCCATTTTGATGTGTCACCGCCATCATGAACAAAAAACATGGATAACATTTCAACGGATGACATTACACCTAAAAATTCGCTGTGATTTCCAAGTTCCACATGATCATTCGGCGCAGGTGTCGCCGTACAAGCTAATTTGTATGGAGTATATTTAAATGTTTCAATAATTGATTCTTTGGTTTTAGATGTTACCCCTTTGATTATTGAACTTTCATCCAGAACAACCCCGCCAAACTGTGACATATCAAATTTATCCATACGTTCATAATTAGTTATGTTTATTCCTGGCTGAACGTCTTCTGGTTCGCGGCATAATGTAATTTTTATGCTAAATTTTTCTGCTTCTCTTACTGTTTGCTGGCTTACTGCAAGCGGTGCAAGTATAATTATTTTGTCTATGCCGTGTTTAACTAATATGTTTGCCCATTCTGACTGCATCAACGTTTTCCCAAGCCCGGTACCTGCAAATATAGCTGATTTTCCTTTCTGCAACGCCCACAAAACAATGTCACGCTCAAACTCAAACAATTGACTATTAACTTCATCGGGATTTACTTTTATTCCTGCTGCGGGCATAATAAATTTTTTGTGTTCTAAAAAATTATGATAATTTTGCATAACATAACTTCCTTGACTTATGGAATAGTTTTTTACCGGGACCGCCACTGGCTACTATAAGCCCCATCATTCGCAGCGATTGTTCGACTGAATAGTTTGTTACAATCGATAGATAAAACGAGTAGTAATTTTCATTCATTTCTGCACATCCCTCTCCGTACTCCAAACCACATCGCAATTCGTCTTTGCACCTTCAGGACAACACGAATATCCATGATTACTGTCAACAATGTTGAATTTCTTATTATATTTATCGGCTAAATGTATGGCTATAGTTTTCCAATAATTTAAGTCGTAACTAATGTCGTTCATTGCATCACCTTATTTTCAAATAATTGAAATGCGCCGATTAATTTGTCCATGTCGATGCAAGGCTCGTTATTACCTAACAATTTTTTACCTCTAGCCATAAAACTCATAAATATTTTTCTTCGGTTAATGTCGGAATTTGATACAGTATATTTGACTGATTCTTTTTCGGCGGCTTCCCCTCGATGGGATTGTCTGATCAATTTTAATTTTCTTAATCGGTGCTGCCTGACAGATTGTTCTGTTCTGCTTAACCATTCGGCAATCCATTTATCGGAATGTGCAGGAAAACTATCGCTAATAAATTTTTCTTCTGCTGACGTCCACGGTACGCATTTCATGGTTGGACTCCTTCAATATTTTGTCGACTTCACTATGCCAATCCAATTTTATTTTATTATCGGCATCAATATATATTTTGGTTGGCATAAGTGGTTCGGGGGAGTTGCGGTATTTCATGATAATCGCCGCCTAACAATTTTATTTTAACTTTGTTTAAACTTGTATTAGCCGTGTTGCGTTCGTTCGCTGTGGGTCAACTGTGTGGGTTACAGGTACCTTTCGCAATGTTAACTCCATCTTCCGTAGTCCTAGCGAACCCCGCCCGATCCGCTCCCTTTAACCTCATCTGCTGGATAAAATATTCTTGATTATCCTTTACTTTGTCGCCTTCTGCCTTGACTTCAATAAATCCTGCGCGCAATACCGTTTTCCCAACCATATCGGGAGTTATTTTTTCTGAATATAGCAGTAGTAAATCGGGAAACCCAGCTGGGAATCCTTCAACTCTAGTGGCATTTTGTAGCGTTACGTATGATTTACCGCCGACCGTGCTGTGACCAGCAACTTTACCGCCCCAGAATGTACCTGCATTGACTCGAAATACGATGACTTCGCCGTTAGTTTCCTTGCTTACGCCTAGCTCGATGGATTTTGTGAGATTTGTTCCTTTGGTAGCTATATGATTACCCCCTAATATTTTTAACATCATCGTAATATTGTTTCCATGACCAGTTAATATGCTTCGCTTTGCATTTCGCAAACGCCCAACCTTTTTTATAACCTTCGCTAACTTCAATTTCAGCCAATTCTCGCTGTGTCCGGCACATACCTACTTGCATACGCTTGTGCTTCTTTTCATCTTCGATGATTTTTTCGTCATACTGTTTTAACTCGCCAGCTTCAGTCGCCAGCATGCGGGGAGTAACCGTAAACTCGTAGCCGCATAAGTAACATTTTGGCGCCGGGGGAATACATGCAAAGCAGCGAGGGCATCTTCGACAGCCCACAGCTTTTTCGCCTTGTTTACGATGGCTAGGAGTACCTTCAAGACTCCAATCTCTTTCATTATCTGGTAAACCATGAGTAAACACGTTCGAACAATGATCTAAAATTATAGCTACCTTGTCTGGATTGTCTGGGTCAATTCTCAATGCCCTACCTACCTGCTGCAAAAATAACGACTCGCTCATTGTTGGTCTAAGCAGCATTACCGCTTCGACTGCTGGAATATCAACCCCCTCAGATGCGATATCGATATTCACTAAGGCTAATGTTTCACCACGTTTAAACCGTTCAAATGCTGATCTTCTA